TATCAATTTTACAAACTTCGTTTTCTGAAAACACATTTCTTGATTAAAAAAAAATAAAATGTAACCAAGAATATCAATTTTACAAACTTCGTTTTCTGAAAACACATTTCTTGATTAAAAAAATAAATAAGAAAATTGTTGATTTTAATTTTTCAACTCTCATTTTTTATGAGAGAGTTTTTTTTTTCTCGCGGGCGTAAAAAAAAATCTTAAAATTATTCATTTTATAAATATTTAATTATCTTTTTTTCTTTTTTTTAGTACTTCTTATCGTGTATTAATAAAAAAAAAAATAGATTATTTTTTTTTTTTGTAATTATAGAAAAAAGTATAATTTTTAGATTTTGTTGAAAAAAGTCAAAAAGTCAAAAAGTCAAGAAGATCAAAAAGATCAATTCCATTTTTTATTATTACTTAAAGATAAAATAGATATATTTTAACTATAGAATTGGTAATGATGTGTGATAAAAATGATAATAAGGCATTAGCAAAAACAATTATATGACCCCAAAAAATGAGGGTATTACATCATGTGATAATATTATAATATCATCAGGATGTTGGAGTCCTAATTTAATTTTTGAACCGATACCACAATGTAGTTTTAAACATGCATATATAAATACAGATAGTATCGAAGAATATGAAAATTATCCTTGCATAAGAGATCATGACTTATCTATATATATGAAACAGCAAAATAAGACATTAGCAATTGGAGGTTATGAAAAAAATCCTGAGATTATTAATGATTTACCAGAAAAATTTGGATTTTCTTTGTATGATTTAGATTGGGATACATTTTCTGATAATTTGTATGGACATTCAAAAAGAATGCCAATTATTTCAGATACAGGTATAACATCAACTGTTTGTGGACCAGAATCATTTACTCCAGATCATAAACCTTTAGTAGGTGAAATCGAAAAAAATAAATGGATATGTAGTGGATTTAATTCAGCTGGAATAATGTTAAGCGGAGGTATTGGTGAACAATTAAGTAATTGGATTTTAAATAGTTATCCTGAATTTGATTTTTTTAGCATGGATATCCACAGATTTAATAAGATATCTAATCAAAACAAAGAATGGATAAAAAACAGATCTCATGAAGCATACACTAAAAATTATTCAATTGTATTTCCAAAAGATCAGCCATTATCAGGAAGAGGTTTAATTAAAAGTCCTATTCATGAATTAATAAAAGATAGATGTTTTTTTTATGAAAGACATGGCTATGAAATACCTGGATATTTTTTACATAATGATTCGTTATCAAGTGTTGGTGAAACGAAAAATATAGAATTATCATCTAAATCAGATATTAATAATGATGATATAAAATATTCTGAATTTGGTAATGACAAATTTAGATTTTTGGTAAATAAATTGGATTTACCAAATTATAATTACAATAATACTGATAATGAAGAAAATCTAAAAAATACAAAATATTACAATCAATTATTAACGAAATATACCTTTGATTATCCCGATTTTTATAAATATGTTAAAATGGAGATTGAGAATTGTAAAAAGAACGTTAATATATTTGATCAATCATCATTTGGTAAATTAATTTTATCTGGTAAAGATTCAAAAAAATTATTGCAGAAATTATGTACAAATGATATTAATATTCCAATAAATAAAACAATATATACAGCATTATGTAATGAAAATGGAGGTACAGTTGCTGATTTGACTATAAGTAGAATTGATAAAGAAAAATATTATATTGTAACAGGTGGAAGATCATTAACTCATAATAAAGCATGGATCAAAAAAAATATAAGAACTTTGGATGTAAAATTAATAGATATAACTCAAGATTATGGTGTTTTAAGTATACAGGGACCAAAAAGTGGAAAATTATTAGAAAAATTGACAGAATTACAAAATTTAGAAAATACTTTTAAATTTTCTACAAATAAAATTATGTTTATAAATGACTATGATATTCGTGCAATTCGATTAACATTTGTAGGTCAATTAGGGTGGGAATTACACATTAAAAACGAATATATGCGAAAAGTTTATGAAATGATTAAAAATTATGGAAAGGAATTTAATATAATGGATTCAGGATATGAATGTATTAATCATATGAGTTCTATAGAAAAATATTTGCATTGGCATGAAGATATTTCAGAAGCAGATACTCCGATTGAAGCTGGAATCGGTTTCATATGTAAAACAAATAAAGAAGATGATTTTATAGGTAAAGAGAATTTAATAAAACAAAAAAAGAATGGTATAAAAAAAAAATTAATTTTTTTAAAAACTAAATATTTTTTAAATGGGCAGGAACCAATTTTAATTGATTCTAAAGTAAATGGATTCATAAGAAGAACAGGATATGATTTTGAAAAAAATTTATCGATAGGTTCGGGTTATATTTATTCAGATATTGCTATCAAAAAAAATAAAAAATGGGTTCATGATAAATCTATAAATATTTTAGGATCGAATAATGAATTATATAAAGCTGAATTGTTTTAATTTATGTATATACAAATTTAGATTTATATGGTAAATAAGGAATCTGAAAATTATTTTTAGGATCATACATATATTTTAAACAATGAGTAGATGACCATCGTTTATCTTGGAATATAGATATTTCCTTCATCATATTTATTAATAATTCATCAATCAATTTTATTAATATAATTTTATCTTGTCTAGAATAAAATGAATTATTGGATACATAATCTATTAGAAATGAATGTAATCTATTACTATCTAAATATGAATAAAAAGAATTCCCATATTTGTAGAGTCTATTTGGTAATTCATATGGGTGAATCAAAACAGTTAGGATCACACCCAAACTCCAGATGTCACTTTTTATATTAAACATTTTAAAATTTAAAACTTCAGGTGCAATATATTGAATTGTGCCTTTTCTTGAAGTCTTCATCCATTTATGATTTAAAAAATTTTTACTAAAACTAAAATCTATCAGTTTTAATTCCAACGAATCCTTTTTTTTTAAAATTATATTTTCTGGTTTTATATCAAAATGAGCATAATTATGTTCGTTTAAACATTTAAGAGCCTCTAATATTTGACATATGATGAAAATAATATCATTGACTTCAAAATTATTATATTTTTTTAATCTATATTCTATTCGATCGAATAAATCGCCACCTTTGAGATTTTCTAATATTGCATAAATACCATAATGTGCTGAAAATTGTTGTTTCGTTTTTTTTTCAAAAGGATATTTGATATATTTTTGAAATGAATAATGTTCTAAAATATTATATTTACCATATTCATAAACTTTGGAAATATATGGACATGAAATACCGAATTCAGTGATTTCGTCAGAGAAAATTTTTTGAATAAGTAATCCATTTAATTCATTTTTCATTTGTTCTGAATTTAGATCTCGCCAATTTAATCTGATTCCAATATTTTTAGATTTTAATGAAAAAAATGAATTAAAACCTCCTGATCTTAATAAATTACCTAATGTAAAATGGTTTTGATTTTTTTGAATAGTTATATTTTTTTTTTTTTCTTTTTGTTTATTTTTTTTTATTAATATTAGAATAATTATAAATAAATTATTTAAATCATTAAATTTAAATTTATTTGTTTTTATTTTTTGTTTTTTTTTTCCCTTATTGCAAAAATTTTTTAGAAATACAAAAAACTTAAAAAAATAATTATTTCTAACTAAATCCAATAATTTTTCAAATTGATATGAATAATTAAAATTATTAATTATAGTCATTTTATTTATCAGAATATCATTTTTTTTTTTAAAAGTTGGACTATTATCTTGAAAATTAAATTCAGTTACATTTGCATAAAAGATATTATTAATAAAAATGGTTTGATTCTTTATTTCTTCATTATTTGGATAATAGTTAAAATATTGGGAATCATCTAACTCCAATTCAATAAAAATAAAACCTGATTTGTCAATTAAATATTTTCTCTTTTTATCAGAATCAATCATTATTCATTATAAGTATATAAAATATTTATTATCTTGAAATTTTAAACTAATAAAATTTAAAATAATTTTTTATCCATCCTAAACAAGAATATTGTTTTTGGTCTACTATTTCACTACTATTTACATCTATATATGAATCTTCTAAACTGTTTTTATTTATATTGAGATTTAATTCATCATTATCTAGTTTATCATTTTGATTGATATTTGTAATATTTTGATGATCTAATTTATTTTGTTGATTATGATAATTTGGTTTAAGTTTTGTTACAATATTTTTATATTTCCTATTATCAAAACTTTTCATGATTAGTTCTAAATCCTTTTTATCAATTGAAATTAAATATTCAAAGAATTCATTAAAACTAATTTGTTTTGATTTATCGTTTATTTTAGTAAAGATTTTTAAAATTTCATTTTCATCTAAATATTTAAATAATATCATTATTTCGGGTAAACTTAAATGTGTTTTGCCATTTGATAATCGCAATAATTCGTGATATAGATCATAGCTGTGATTCTCTAAACTTTTTGAACCATTACCATTTTTAAAATCTATAAAATATAATTCGGGCAAGTCACCATAAATATTATCGAAATCATGAGTCTTCCTTTTCCTACTATTTAAAATAATTTTACCTAATCTATAACAAGAAATTATTGAATCATCAGGAATAATATCAGCAGTCCATAACATATCAACTATAAAAGTTCTGAATAGTTTTTCACCTAAATTATCTTTTATTTTTTCAAATAAAAAAATCCATTCGGAATACGAAATAATTTTATTCTGATCATAATCTATTTGTTCACATATAGGACCTAATAATTTTCCTAAAGGGGAAAATATAATTTCCTCAAATTTTAAGTCACCTCCACCATTACTATCGATAGTTTCAAATGCAATTTTTAATAAAATATAATTTGGTAATTCATTTATCTTATCCCAATATCCATCTAAGATTTTTTCATCAATTTTTTTATATTTTTTACTTTCGTTGGTCATTTATTTTTTTCTTAAATATAAATATTATTTTTTAAAATTTTAAATTTTTGTTTCTTTTAAATACATTTTTTCTACTTTAATTAAATTATTTAAACAAGAAGTGGCATCCCATCGTGCATTTTTTTGAAAAGTTACATCTTTTAACATATTTTTTAAAATATTTTGATTTAATTTTAATAAATATTTCTTATCTAAAAGATCGTAACATTTATCATTTGTTAATATAATTTCGTGCAAAAAATCATTTAATTTTGCACCATCTATATGATATCCATAACCATTAACATTAAATTTAAATAATTCATCTGGTAATTTGTTTAAATAAATCATTACAGAAATGATTATACCAATACACCATATATCTGAGTTCTTATGATATAATTTTTTACTTAAAAATTCAGGAGGTGTATATATTGTTCTCTGATTAATTGGCGATGATGCCCAATTTTGATTTTTCTCAAATTTCTTGCTAAAACTAAAATCAATTAATTTTAAATCATATTTATTCTTATAAATAAAAAGAATATTTTCCGGTTTAATATCTAGATGAAAATAATTCATTTTTTCCATTTCATCTATAATGATCAATAATTGCTTCAAAATATAAAATATATCGGATAATTTAAATTTCAGTTTATATTCTATCATGTCTTCAATTCTACTATACAAATCTCCTCCATCCAAATGTTCCATTATAGCATATACACCATCTATATTTCTTGTTGAATTATTTATTACATTTATTTCTGTAAAATTCCAATTGTTAGACTCCGATAATTGATGACATTTATTTATGATTTCATTAAAATAAATATGTTGATCTAAAATTTTGTATGTACCATATTCTATGATTTTGGCAATAAATGCCGAGAGTATATTATTACTATTGCTCATTTTAAATTGTAAATTCAATCCTTTTAATTCATCATCTATCTGATTGAAAGTTAATGGTTTATAATTAATCCTGATCCCATATTCTTGGATATTAGATTTAAAATATGCATTAAATCCACCAATTTGAATTAAATCTTGTAATTTTAATTTTATTTTTAATATGTTTCTATTTATTTTTCCTTTTCCTTTTTTTACTTTTTTTTTATTACGATGATATTGTTTTAAAAAAAACAAATGTATTTTTTTTTTTTAGAAATATTATTCTTTAATTTATGTTTTATTATATTATCCGCATTTGTATCAATCAAAATATTTTTGTTGATTTTTTCATGAATATAAAAATGTTTTATATTATCTAAATCGTTTATAGTTTCATGTGGGAATAAATTAATAAATATTTTGTTGTCATTACAAACAATATAATTTTTATAATACATTAAAATTACTAAAGATCTTATCTTTAATAAATTTTTTATATAATAATTTCAGAAATGATAATATTTTTATTTAAATCATTATTTCCATTAATTAAATCATACATTTCGGAATCAGATAGGATTAAATTATTATTTTCATTTTGATATTCCTTATCATAATAATTGATAGATAAATTAATTTCTGATTGAAAATATGAAAATTCCCTAAAAGAATCGTTTCTTTTCATCAATTCTGATTTACTATTATGATTTTTGATTTTAGATACAATATTATTTTTTGAATATTCATAATTTTCATTTTCGGAGTATTTCGATTTGCCTTCAGCAGAGTAGGAACACTCAGATATGGCGTTAGCAATATCATATTTATTATTTGTATAGTAATCCTTTTCAATAACTTTATTATTAATATTTCTAGGAAAACAAATTAAACAGTTATTTCTCAATATATATTTGATGTAGCTTATTATTGTGCAACAAGTATTTTCATAAAAATTAGAAGTTAAAATATTTTGTTCTCCTCGTATTGGTATCAATCTATGATCCTTAGGTGGTTGTTGAAGTTCATTAGGCCAATGATCAATTGTGGTTGTAAAATATAAATAATTATTATCTATAGTTGATGTTTTATCATTAAAATTTTTGGGTAATCTGAATCGCATAATTGGAGCTAATAAATTACATTAATTTTTAAAGGAATAATTTTTAATAATGTAATTTCAATTTTATTATGGTTAAAATGGTGAATGATCACTTAATAATGAATCACTTTCATTTGATAAATTTTAAATGATTTAAATATAGATCGTATTATAAAAAAAGCTTAATAATCTATTTTTTTAAAATAGTAAAAAAAAATTTTAAATCTAATATTTAAATGACTTTAATAAATTATGACAACACACAATGTTGTAATAAAAATAGAAATTATAATAGATATTGTGTTTGGTGTGGTGAAATAAATCTAAATTATAGAAATATTAAAACATTTAAAAATAAAAACATGATAATTTTATGGAATAGAAAAACGTTTTTAAAATGTAAATATGGTAAAGAAAGAAATTGTAAAAATTCATCAGAAAGTCTAAATTTTTTTCATTGTGGATGTTGTGGTGAAAGTTTTAGAAACAATAAAAAGATTGAAATTCTTTGTTACTCTAAAGATAAATATTATTATTGCGATTATATTTTAAAAGATTTATTAAATCCATTAGATGATAACATTTTAATACAATACATATTAATTAATAAAAATTCTATGAAAACCGTTAATTTAATTTTAAAAGAATTTAGACCATATAAATTTATACAAAATATTCAAATGTCTAATTTTGACCAAAATTTAAAAAATAAAATAAATATACAAAAAGAAATATATTTTAAATTATTTAATTTACTTGATTTACCTAATGATATATTTTTAATTATTATAGATTTTTTATTATCAATTAATATTTTAGATACTAAATATTATGATATATTATAGAATTTATTAATTATGAATATAGATGCTAATAAAATATTGTATACAATTGCTGGAAGTTTGATTGTGAAAAAAACTTTTTCTTTTACATATAATTTAATTGATGAAAAATTTAATAAATATCCTTTAAAAATCAATTTCAGTTTTAAAACAAAAATAAATAATGGTATTTTAACTATTATTAATCTAAATACAGGAAAAACAATATTTATAAAGAAATGTGATGATGCAACTATCGAATACATTTCAGAAAATAGCTGGATGATTTTAATTAATCTTCCAAAATTAAAAGATGATAATATTTATCTTATAAAATATTGTCAGAACATTAAAAATAATAATAAATTTGATTTTACATTATTTGATATTTTTAAAAAAAAAAATACAAAAATATTACTTTCAGTGGAAAACACAATTAGTAATATTTATATTTTTTCAAATTGTTTAAAAATTTTATCAAAAAATTTTAGTTTTGGTAAAGACATAAAAAAAATAAATTCATATTTTAAATTAAAGTCAATCATAGGATTTGATAATGAAAAAAATATTTTAAGAGACGAAATGAATAATAAAAAAACAAATTCATTGGCGAAATTTAATTTTTTATGTAATCTATTCTATTTTTGTAATGAAGATAGTTGTTTATTAATGAAATTATTTATAATTTGTAAAAAGCAATATTTAATAAATTGTTTTATTTATATAATACAAAATCCATTTAACAATATAAAAGAAATTTACAATTTAACAAATAATCTTGAGAAATTTCCACCTTTTTTGTTACCAACATTAAATACTTTAAATTTTAAAAATTTAAGTAGAGAATTAATAAAACTAAATATAATTGATATTAAGAATTTCTTTTCATCATTTCATTCAAATGAAAATATTGAAATTATTTTTAACAAACATTATTACAATAAAAAAAAAATTATATTTATTAAAGATCTAATTGAAAATTTTATTAGAATTCCAAAACATTTCCATGTTATTATGATATTAGACAAATCAAAATACAGTTTTGATGATGATAATGTTAATGAACTATTGATAAATCCGAATAATATAAATCAACTATTAGATAATAAAAAATATATATCTCATTTATTAACTGGAGGGAAAATAATGTCATCTAATACTATTCTTTCAAAATATAATTTTAATAAATCCAAATTAATCCCTTTCAAACCATTTCAGTTTATTAAAGAAATATCTCATGAGAAAAAGAGGAATCCGTTTAACTTAATTTTATTATGAATAATTTATTTTTATTTATCATGTTTCTTTGTTCGTTTTAATCTAATTGTAGTCCTTTTTCCTCTTTTAGATTCGAGATATTCCATTATTTTTTCATAATGATCTTGAGAAATATTTGGCGCATCCATAAGATTTGATTTAATAAATTTTAAATTTATTGCTTCAGTGTGATTACTTTTAGAAAATATTAATTTTCCATCACTCAAATTGAATTGAGGAATATCATTTTCATCCATAAATGACATTATTATTTTCCCTAATTGAGCTTTTTCGTTTTTTCGATCTTTGATTGCTGATTGTAATGTTCTAATCTCATCATCATATCTTAACCATTCTTTAACATAGTTTTGTAATTTATTTTTTTGTTCTGGATCATGAAATGTGTCTTGTTTATGATTACTATTTTCTTGCATAGAATGTTCAGATAGATATGATATATCGTTATATTGGTAATTATTATTTAAATTATTTTGATTTATTATATCGGAGGTCATAATATTATTTTGATTTTCATCAAACATTTGATAATTATATGTATTATTTTTTTAAATAATTTTTTATTTAGTATAATTATGTAATTATTTTTTTGATTATGTAGGTTCTTCTAACAATTTTTTTACCATTTGTTTTATTATAACCCAAACTATATATTTTTGGTTCCATTTTATAATTATTAGCTTTTAATAATTGTCTCAACATACATACAGCTGGTTGTTTTTGTTTAGTGATTGAATTTTTATGTAAACAAGAAAACATATCTGAATTATAGATTGTTTTTAATTTTGGTATATACTCATGAAAATTTTTGATAATCGTTTTACTTTTTAAAATATCCCTATCTATTTCTTTGTTTTCAAGTTGATCTAAAGTTTGTATTTTAATATTTATGAATGACATTAAATTACAAATTAATTTTTCATTTTCGTTCATTTTTAACTTTAATTTAAAACTGAGAAAAAAATTTTTAACTTTAATTTAAAACTGAGAAAAAAATCTTTTATAATTTTATATTTTTTTTATTCATTATAATTATTTTTCTCAGTTTTAAAATAAAACAATGAGAAGAAAATATAAATCATTAAAATCAAAAGTAAAAAAAAAAAGATACAAGAATTCCAAAAAAAATAAAAAATCTAAAAAAAATTTAAAAATAAACAATAATAGAATTTATTTGATTGGAGGTTCAAATTTATTCCCAATGACATTTGAAGAAAACTTAATAGTGCCAGAAATGATAGATCATGACGATCAAATGAACTTTAAAACCATTTATATGGGACCATGGTTAAAAGTATAATATTTAAACATAATATAAACTTTTATTTGGAAATTTTTGTTCTAGTACTTTATTCAATGCATAAATTCTTCTTTCTAGTGGGGTTTTACCCTTAGATTTTCTTCGAATATTTTTTGCTGTCCTTTCAATAGATAAAGCTTCTATTTTTGTTAAATCATTAATAAATAAATGAAATTTCCATTCTCCATTTTGTTTGAATGAAGTTGTATATTTAGCTCCACCTTTTATTAAATTATTATGTTGTCTTATTCTTCTATTAGGATTATTGGTTATACCGAGATAAGTTCTATTATGTATTGTATGATTTAATAAATATACTTTATAGTTTTTTATACAAGAATCCATAAATTATATAATATCAGATGATATTTTTAAATATATTTTAAAGAACAAAAAATCACTAAAAAAATTGAAAATATTTATAGATAAATTGAAAAAAAATTTAATGGTTGATTGTGTTGATATATTTATTTCGGAAAATATTGTTACATATTTTAATCGTGTAATAGAAAGGCAAAATGAAACTATTATTGATGATTTATCAAAATCATTATTTATTGATAGAAAACAAATTATAGACGTAATTAATGAAAAAAAAGAAAAAGTTAAAAAAAAAAAAAGAAAAAAAAAGTTAAATAAAAGTATAATTAAACCGGGAGAGGAATGTATGGCGAGAATATGGAATTCTGGCTACGGAGGTTTTTGTAAAAAAAGAAGAGATCCCAATAATGAAAATAGTGAGTATTGTTGTTTACATTCAAAAGAAATGGCAAAAAATAAATTTTTACGATATGGTAGAAGAGATATGATATCTCCTTTTCGCTTACCAAAAAATTTAAAAGAGCCTTATATGCGATGTGAATTTAAAAAAAAAAAAAATGATCAAGAGACAAGATGTAAAAATAGAAAATGTAATAATCAAAATTATTGTAAAATCCATAATAAATTTTTTGACAATTATGTTAAAAAATAAAATATTATTCTTTATTAATGAAACATTCTTCAAAAATTACAAAGAATGGATTTCAAGTTATATCAATAGAAAATGATTGTATTGATAGCACAACTGTTTTATTTCTATTCAAAGCAGGATCTATTTACGAAAACAAAAATAATAGTGGAGTATCACATATGATCGAACACTTTGTTTTTAAAGGAAATGAAAAGGAAAGAAATACAAAAGTTTTATTACAAAAATTGTTCAAATATACAGTTGAATATAATGCTTACACGAGCCAAAATATGACAGGTTTTTATTTTAAAACTATTACTAAGAATTCTATTATATGTTTAGAATTATTTTTGGATATGTTATTTAGAAGTATTTTTCCTTATAATGAAATTGTACTAGAGAGGAAAGTAGTTTTGGAAGAATTTAAGAGATATGAGCATGATGAAGACGAAATATTTGAAAAAAATATCTTAAATAGTGTTTTGAAAAATACAAGTTATAGAAATCCGATTTTAGGAAATAAAAAAAGTATTGTAAATTTATCTCTTAAAGATATAAAAAAATATTATCGACAATATTACCAGATTAAAAATTGTAAAATAGTGATATTTGGAAATTCTAATAAAAAACTTTTAAACAAAATCGAAAATTATAATTTAAAAAATATAAAAAAAAATCCAAGTTTTGAATGTAAAAATTTAGTTTTATATCCTAAAATAAAGAAGAATTATAGTCTAAAAATATTCGATGCAGATTCAAATATGTCTAATTTGGCTATTTGTTTCGTTAATGATGGTTTTAGTTCAAAAAATAAAGATATATTAAAATTAATAGATAATATTCTTGTTGGTAATTTAGGATCAAGATTAAGTTTTATTTTACGAGAAAAATATGGTTTAATTTATGAATTGGAAAGTAGTATAACGACTTTTTCTAAATGTGGATATTTTCAAATTAATCTTTTATGTGATTGTAAAAATTTAATAAAAATAATAAATTTAATTTTTAAAGAAATCAAAATGTTACGTTCAATTAATATTCCGACTGATGAATTAGAACGAAATAAAAACAACTTAATTGATAAAAATAATTTAAAAAATGAAAATACTGTAGATTATTGTGATGTAGTAGGGGAAGATCTATTAATCAATCCAAATTTTAATATGGAGAATTTATGCAATATAAATTTTAAAAAAAATATTCTAAATATAAGTGCAGAGAATGTGAAAAATTATGCTAAAAATTCATTTACAAAAGAAAAATTATCCATAATTTTAAATTTGCATAACGATAAAATGAAATCATATGTTTCAAAAAAAGTAGAAAAATCTATTAAAATATATTTTTAATTAAATTTTATCTTTAAAAGTTGTTGCTTCTATTTTAGGATTTTCTTTTCCCAGTTTAATAATTTGATTATTTTTATAATCAAACGTACACGCATGGTTCTGAATATGATTTCTACAAAACATTAATTTACATCTACATGGATAATCTGTCAATGTCAATTTTACTTTGCATCCAGGATGTTGACAAATCCGTTTTTTTTTCTTTTTCTTTGATTTATTAGTTTCACTGAATTCATTAGGATTGGTTTTTACTGAGTCATTTAATTTTGTTTGTTGCTTAATATGATTTAAGTGATCTAATATTATTTTTTTTTTTAAAGGTTTTTCATTCCCAATATCTGGTATCATATTATCATTAAACATATTATTTTTATATTTAAATTTAAATTATGTTTAATTAATAGTTTGATGCAAAATCAAATTTTTTTATATTATTAATGTACATTAAAAGATTAATATGTATGAGGCTTACAATTTATTTTTTTTCTATGAGGAGGTAAAATTTTGATCATTTTTGGGGGACATGGTTTCTTCGGACATTTAGGCAATTCAGGTTTAATGAGTTTTTGTTCAATTTTTGGGGGACATTTTGGTGGTTTGGGTTTTTTCATCTCTTGTTGTGGTTTCAAAGGACATTGTGGTGCTTTTGGTTTAAGAAGTACTTGTTTTGCTTTAGGAGGACATGGTGGTACTTCTGGTTTAATGAGTACTTGTTTTGCTTTAGGAGGACATGGTGGTATTTCGGGTTTAATGAGTACTTGTTTTGCTTTAGGAGGACATGGTGGTACTTCGGGTTTAATGAGTACTTGTTTTGCCTCGGGGGGACATGGTGGTACTTCGGGTTTAATGAGTACTTGTTTTGC